AAGGCAGCTGCTTGATCGCCCACTTGCCGTAGACGCGGCCCAGGCCATCGGTGAGCATCAGGGGCTGGCCGTCGCGGGCGATCCCCCGCAGCTCCTCCATGGTGCTCTGCCGGCCGCTGAAGCCGGGGTAGAGCACGCCATCCAGGGTGATGGTCTGGCTGCCGGGGCCCACGAACTGCTGCGCTGGGTCGCGCAGGATCCGGCCCTGTTCCTCCCAGCGGTAGTCGGCATTCCAGTCGAGCGTCTGCGGTGCGCCGTTGGGCAGATCGAACTGGAAGCCGCCGAGCTGGAAGAGGGGCCTGCTAGTCATTCAGGGCCACCCGGTAGTCGCCGTAGGTGCGGGCGATCAGATCCTCGAATGCCATGCGCACCTGATCGCGGATCGTCATGGCATCGCCGCCGCCTGCATGGATCGTAACGGGGGCGTGGATGGTGACGCCGCCGCCGCCGGTGACAGGCCGTGCGATGCGGGGGATGATCGCGCCATCCATGCCGGGCACGAACAGCTCACGGCGCCGCTCGCCAACGACGTAGGGCTGACCGGCGTTGACCTTGCCGCCGTTGGCGCGGCCAGGCAGGCTGCCCCTGCCTGTTGCTGTTGCCGCGGCCGGGCCATTCTCGCCGCCGAAGAAGCCGGTGATCTGACTCCACGTGCCGCGGATCCAGCCGAACAGCTCACCGACCTTCGCCTTCAGCCCATCGATGATGGTGCCGATGATCTTCTGGCCGATGTTGCTGCCGGTGAACAGGCGGATGATCATTCCCGGGATCGGGAACATAACGCCCAGCACCCTGGGCCCCCAGGCTCGGATGACGCCCACCGCCTGATTGAAGACGTTGCCGATCCAGGCCCCGAAGCTGCCCCAGAGCGAGGTCACACCCTGGAATGCTGAGGCTGCCGCGGTTTTGATCGTGCCCCAGTGGGCGACCACCATGCCGATGGCGTAGCCGATCCCCAGCACCGCTGCAGTGACGGGGCCTCCGAGGACACCGACTGCGGCGACGACGCCAGCGATGACGGGCAGCGCCACGGTGAGGCCGGCGAGGACAGCGCCGACGACGACGACGCTCTTGGCAAGGGCAGGGTTGGCAGATGCCCAGTTGGCGATGCCCTCCACGATCGGCGTGATCTTCTCCGCCAGGCTGGTGAGAGGCGGCAGGAGCGCATTGCCAACGGTGATGCCCAGACGCTGCGCGCTGTTCTGGAAGCTCGCCAGCGTGCCAGCGAAGGTCTGCAGCGACCGCTGATAGTCCTTGTCGACAGTGCCGGCCGCGGCCGATCCGCCCGCGTCGGCCTTCAGCCTGTCGTACTCCTTCCGGTACTTCATCAGCGACATCAGGGCCAGCTTGGCCTCCTTGTCGCCGAAGATCTGCGAGAGCTTGAACACGTCGCCGCCGGTGACGCGCTGCAGCTGATCAAGCGCCGCCTCCATCGGGTTGATGCCGTTGGCCTTGGCGTCCTTCAGCACCTGCTCGATGTTCACCCCGAACTTGGCGAAGCGCTTCACCGCATCCGGTGCGGTGAGCTTCAGCATCGCGTCGGTCAGGCGTGTGGCAGCCTGGCCCGCGTCCGGCGCGTCCTTCCGCACCATCTGCATCATCGCCGCCAGGCTCACCGCACCCTCGCGCCCCTGGATCCCCAGGCTGCCGGCAGCTGCAGCGATGGTCGGCATGAACTGCGCCATGTCCCGCAGCTCGAAGGCGCCCTGCTTGCCGGCGAAGGCCAGCGCATCGAACGTCGCCTTGAGCTCCGTCGGCCGGATCTTCAGTGCGTTCTGCAGCTGGAAGCCGGTCTTGGTCACGTCGAGCAGGTCGGAACCTGTGGCAGTCGCCACCCGCCCGAGCGTCTCGATCGACGCGGTTGCATCCTTCAACTCCAGGCCCTGGGCCACCAGATCCTGAATGCCCTCCGCCAGCTTGGCCGGGCCCAGGTTGGTGATGTTCCGGCCCGAGAGCTTGAGGATCTCGCCGCTCAGCAGCTTCAGCTCGCCCTGGCTGGCGTTGGCGGTCTTGCCGATCTCCGTCAGCACACCCTCGAAGGTGGCCGCCACGCGCACGCTGGCCATCATGCCGACACCGATCGCGGCAGCACCCGCCGCGGCTTGCTGCCACAGGGCGTTGTCAAACATCCCCTTGAAGCCCTTGCGGCCGGCAGTCGCCGCATCGTTCATCGTGCGGCTGACGTTCCGCCCTAAGCTGCTCACCTGGGTCTGGGCCGAACGCAGCGACGCGCCAAGGCTGGCGGCGATCTTCCCGCCAATCTCAACCGTGATCTTCTGCGCGCCGCCCCCGATCATTTGCCCCTCAGTTGCTTGGCAATCTCATTCTCGACGATCTGGGCCTGTTTGAAGTAGGCCCAGAACTCATCCATCTCCAGCTCAAGCACCTCGGCCAGGCTCCAGTTGGTCAACTTCGACAGGACGATGATCGCCTGCCTCAGCTGGTCTTCTGCAACCTGGCCGACTTGAAAGCCGCAACCTGTGCCTCACATTTGTCCCAGTCGACGCTGTCGAGCTCCAGCACGTCGTCAGGCGTGATCTCGCACAGGTTCGCCACGAGGGTCACGCCCATATCCGCTTCGCTGCCGCCGCTCTTCTGCGCCGCCATGATGTCGCGCACCTTGGGGCGGCGCATGATCAGATACGAAACCTCAACGCCCGAGATGGTGATCGGGAAGTCGAGGTCGATCTTCGCGGTGTTGGGATGTGGGTTCTTGGCAGGCATTCAGATCAGACTCCGATAGCAGTGCGGATGGACTCGAGTTGATCCACGCCGTTGATGCGACGGATCATGTTCACCGTGTCGATCTCGACAACCTCGCGGCCGCCGATGGTGATTTTCAGGTAGCGGAGGGCCATCTGGTAGCTGGCGGTGGTTTGGTCGCCAGCTACCCAGTCGCCGGGTTCGAACTGCTTGATCACTCCGGTCATGTTGACCACCATCGCGACGGCAGCCTCGCCATCACGCCGCAGCGCACCGCGGGCAGTCACTTGCGTGGCGGCGCCATCCGCCAGGCCGTAAAGGGCCAGGATGTTCTCGTCATACTCAAACTGCTCGAAGCCGGCTTCCAGCTTCTCCATCCCCATGTCGATCTCGACCGGGGCATCCATGCCGCCGCCCCGGAACTCCTCCATCTGGGTGGTGAGCGTGGGCAGGGTCAGCTGGCCGACGGTGCCGGCAAGGCCGCGACCGTCAACGAACAGGCTGAAGTTTTTTAGAACGCGGGGGATTTGTGCCATGGGTCAGGTCCTCAACGGAAGAGATCGACGACGTAGGAGTTGACCAGGTGCGAGCGGAACGTCACCCGCTCGGCCGGATAGGGAGGCGTGAACTCGAAGTCGAAGAACACCTGCCCGTTGGCGATGTTCGTGGGCGAGTTGAGCTCGGGATCCACCCAGACATCGCCGCCGAGGATTGCGCCGCGCGCCTTGAGGCTGCGCAGGTAGCCGCGCACCGACTCCTGCACCTCTTCGAGGTAAGTGGCGGTGATGCAGCGATCGACAGCCCAGAGGTGGCCGCGGAGGATCGACTCGTTGATCATGTCGGCGGTGCGTCGCACCGACAGGAAGGCGTAGAGCGGATCGGTGGCGAGAGTGCGGTTGCCCCAGAGGCGGAAGCCCTGCTCGCGGATGATCGTGGCGATCTTCTGCTCGTTGAGCAGGTTGGCGCGGGAGGTGTAATCGCCGAGGGCGAAGTCGATCGCGCGGGCAGTGCCCTCGATGCCGTTGATCTCGTTGTTCGAGGGTGACCACCAGAAGCCGCGCTCGTTGTCGACCTTGTTGATCAGGCCGGCGACAGCGGACGAAGCGGGGGTAGCGACACCACTGCGCAAGACCCAGGGATCGACGACGTAGATGCGGTCAGAGCCGAAGTCGTTCCTCAGCTGGATGGCCGCTGCGTCGGTGGTGTTCGGGCCATCGGCGATGATCACGGCGCGGAGGCGCTGAGCGATGCCGACCAGCTCCGCCAGCACGCGGTTACGCACGGTGCCGCGAGTGACGGTGCCGGCCACGGCCTGGGTGCCGGAGGCGGGCGCCGCGATCGTGACAGTCGGGTTGGTGGCGTAGCCCTGGCCAGGGTTGGTGATGGTGATGCTGAGCACCTTGCCGGCGTTGGCGCCGGTGCCGAGCACTGCGACGGCCGTCGCCTGGACGCCACCTGCACCAGGGGCGGCGATCGTGACGGCAGGAGCGGTGGTGTAGCCGGTGCCTTGGGTGGTGACGGCGATCGAGAGGATGCCGTTGGTGTGCCGCTGATGGGTGAAGCCCGGAGCGATGAGGACGCGAGGCGCGAAGCCAACGATGTTCTCGGCGGCGAGGAAGTCGTGGACGCCTTCATAGGCGCCAGTGGTGGGGTTCACGCCACCGACGACGTTGGTGATGGTCGCCTCGTCGTCGGCGCCTGCCGTGACGCGGATCACGACGACAACTGCACCAGCCTGGTCGTAGATCAGATCGAGCGCGGCAGGGAGGGTGCCGGTTGTGCCGAGCGATGCCCACTCCGATCGGGTGGTCACCAGCACCGGGGTGTTGATGGGGAACTTGGCAGCATCCGCATCAGGTGCGGTGCCGACGATGCCGATCACGGAGGATCGAACGGTCTGGATCGGACGGGCCCCAGTGTCGATCTGGAGGACCTCTACGCCGTGGAGAAATGTCGTGGTCATGGGTAGGAGAGTCCTCCTGTTGGGTTGAGTCTAGCGGCCCTGGCCGCGCAGCTTTTTGCGGCCGCGGCGGCGGGGACGTGAGCGCTGGCCTTGGCCTTGAGATGTGGTCTTGGGCGGGCCAGGTTGGTGGTCGATGCGGGCGACGCCGGTTTTGGATCGAACAGTCATCAGCCTTCGTAGAGGATGTTTGCGGTGCCATTGTCGAAGGTGGTGCCGCCGCCAGCGATGAGCTGCAGTCGGTCGAGCGTTCCAGCAAGGGTCTTTGAGCTGGCGCCGACGATGTTGCTGCCGCCGCTGGTGTGACCGATCACGGTTGCGGTCCAGATGTTGGCGCCGATGTTCACGATCGACACAGTGCCGCTGAAGTTGGCGCTTGAACCTGCGGTGTTTGCCAGGGGGATGCCGTTGGTGATTGATCCAACGGAAACCGCTGTGGTGTAAACGTCGATGGTGCCTGCGTAGCCAGATGTCTCATAACCGCCAGAGCTGCCCAGCTGAACGCGTGGTGCGCCGGATCCAGCTGTGGACAGATCGTTGAACGCCACCGTCACCCGACGTGCCCAGCTGGGGATGCCGGTGAAGGTAACGGTTGAGCCGGTGAGTGTCTTGGCGGTGTCGCGCACCAGCCTGGCGGCGGTGCCGGGCGCCAGGTCGTCAGTGGTAAGGGTGCCGTCTTGAATGTCAGTTCCAGTAATGGTCGAGTCCGACACCATGGCGCCGGGGATCCTTTGTAGTGGCATGGGTCAGGGGGCGGGGGATGGGGCCATAAATCAGCCCTCGTACAGAATGTTTACACTGCCGCCGTCGAAGGCGTCGGTGCCGTTGACGGTGGTGAGGCGGAGGCGGTCGAGGGCACCGGACAGACTGACCAATCCTGCGGTATGTGCTGTCGCTGAAACACCTAGGTCAGAAGTAACGCCTGAGAAAGACCAAGCGTTACTGCCAAGCAGGTTAAATACAATGCTTCCGACTCTGGATGCGGCAGCACTTGAACCGACCACAATTGCCCCAGTGGCTGATGATGCGGTGTTGGTCGTGTTTGTGCCGCTAATTGAAGACGCAACACAGTTGTAGCCAGATGCTTGCAGCCCTCCAGATGTGCCAAGCCTGACCTCGACGCCACTCGTTCCGTTCGTACTTACACCGTTAAACATCACCGTCACCCTTTTCACCCAGCTAGGAATGCCGGTGAAATCAATACTAATGCCGCTGGTAGATGCGACAGCCGTGGCAAGTGTTAGCGGTTGGCTGAGCTTGGCAGGTGTCACTGCGCCATCAGCCAGATCAGCTGTGGCAACAGCCCCTGGAGCGATCTTCTCCGTCGTCACCGCACCATCGCGCAGTTTCACCGTCGTCACCGTGTCATCTGCCGGAGCGCCCTGGCTCGCCACACCCAGAGCCAGCACGCGCACCACGGTCCCCGCAGGCACGCCCTCGCTCAGCGTCAGCTGAGTGCCGGCCATGTTCAGGCTGTACTCCGCCGTCGGCTGCACCACGCCATCGACCGTCACCAGCGCCGACGGCTTGTTGATCACCGCCGTGCTGAGCGTGAACACCGACTGGTTGGCCGTGGCGATGAACACCATCTCGGTCTGCGTCGAGCCCTGCACGTAGCGCGCATCGCTTTCGCCTTTGGTGTAGACGTTGTTCGCGTTCGCCTTCTGCGCCAGCTGGGCGGCCACGGTCGCCGCGAAGTTGGCATCATCGCCCAGGGCGTCCGCCAGCTCGTTCAGGGTGTCGAGTGCGCCCGGTGCGCCGTTGATCAGGTTGGTGATCAGCTGATCGACTTCGAGCTTGGTGTACCGGGCGAAGATGTCCGCGTCGATCGCGGCAAGCGCAGCGCGCAGGCGCACCACATCCTCGGCCAGGAAATTGCCGGCATTCGGCAGCTGGTAGCTGCGGTTGGTTGTCCTGTCGTCAATCGCCATTGGATCAGATCACCACAAGACGGAGCTGGCGCAGCTGCGGGCGGGCCGCTGCCGCGCCGGTGAGGGTCAGGCGCACGCGGGTGGTCGTGCCGCCGGCTGTGAAACTGGCGACCGTGTGGATGCGCTCCACCCACCCATCGCCCACCGCTGAGCTGCTGGTGAGCGCCACCGTCTGCCAGGTGCCGGTGCTGGTCTCGAACTCAACCAGCACGCTGGAGGCCCCGGGCAGCAGTGCCTCGAAGGTGCAGGAGACCTTGGCATTGGCCGCGCACGGGATCGCACGGCTCACGTAAGTGCCCGTCTCGCCCAGGTTGCCGAGCACCGCCTGGGTGCCAGCGAAGAGGTAGGGGCTCAGGGTGGTGGTGCCGCGCAGCACTGCCGAGAGCGTCAGCGCCACGTTCACATCCTCCGCCAACTGAATCAGCGCGTTGTCGGCGCCTCGGATCTGGCTGCCATCCGGCCGGGTGAAGATGAACTCGGCATCGGTTTCAGAACTGATGCGCTCCACGCCGGCCAGCGCCACTAGATCGGTCACGTCGCCAGCGGCGGCCAGGATGGTGCCCGTTGCTGGCGACGCTGGGTGAGTTGGCACCGTGTAGGTGAAGGCCACCGTGCTGGTCACGGTCACGGTGTGCGCGCCGTTGTACTCCGCCTGGGTCGCGCCGCTGATCACCACCTTCTGGCCCGTCACGAAGCCGTGCGCCGTGCTTGTAGTGAGCGTGGCAACGTTCCCTGATCGGGTCAGGCTGGCGACCGCCGCGCCACGCAGCTGCCCCAGGTTCACGGTCCGGGTGGTGCTGGTGAACCGGGCGCCGTACATCCTGAAGGTCAGGTCCGACTCCTGCACCGGTGTCCAGGTGCTGGCGTTGGAACTCTTCAGCAGCGTGCCGATCGTGTACGGCTGCGACGTGACGAACTGGTTGGCCGCCGCATCGAACTTGCCCAGCTCCGCCAAGCCCACCGCGTGCACGGGGTCATCCGTCAGCAGCACCATGGCGTACTCCACGCCGGCCTGCAGGAACACCGGCCGGGTGAGGCTGATCTTGTTCCATGCTCCCACCGTGATGGCGCTGCCCTGAATCACACCCTCTGCCAGCGTTGTCGTATTCGGCAGGCCCACCTCCGTCTCGCGGATCTCCAGGTAGACCTTGTTCCCGACGTTGCCCCTGGCAGTGAACCAGAAGTCCACCCCTGTGATATGCCGCGACTGATCGAGGCGGAACGTCTGCGCAAGCGGGTCAACGAACCGCGTCTCAAACGAAACGCTCGACAGCCTTTGCGTGCGAGTGATGATTGTGCCTTCGCCCACGAAGCGGCCTGCGCCAAAACTGCCCTGGTTGCCCAGGAACGTGACGCGCTTCGTGCCGACTGGCACGTTGGCTGGGATCGTAAACGACCCTGTGATCTGTCCAGATGCGTTTGCTGTAAGGGGCATGGCTCAGGGAGGGGTGACGTTGATCCCATCGAACTGGACCTGGGTGAGTGTCTCGCCAGAGTCGAATCCGTTCAGGGTGAAGTTGATGATGATGGGTCGCAGGAACTGCACCGGCCGCTGGCTTTCGCTCAGCAGTTCGGTGCGAGTGGTCGTAGTGGATACGACCTGGCCGCGACGGTTGCCGTTGGCCACGTTGTTCACGATCGACTGAGTGATCGGGCTCGCCCAGATCGTGTTGATCACGGTCCAACGATCCACCGCCGGACTGAGCACCACCGTGGCAGGGATCGGGTCGAAGCTGGCATAGGGGTTGATCGGGCTGCTGCCTGTCCGTCGCGTCTGCTCGAGGACGATCTCCTCGGTGTAGGGCAGCATCCAGTCCTGGCTGTTGTTCGTCGGCGCCTGGTAGATCGTCGGCGCAATCGGCAGCTGCAGGGTGCCATCGACGATCGCAGCAGTCTGCGCAAGGCCCTGGTCGCGCAGGTCGTCATCGAGGAACGGATCAACGAAAACGCCACGCTTGCTGCTCGGCTCGCGGCTGCTGATGTCGTTGCGGAGCCGCTCCAGCGCCACCAGATCGAACAGGTCCACGATCAGCGAGCGCATCCGCTCCAGCTGGTCGAAGGGAATCGCGCGGATGCCGTCGTTGGTGACGCCCGGCGTCAGGCCCCACCGCTGCTCGATCGTCGCCAGGCTCAGCAGGTTGGGCGGCACTGCAGGCGGCAGCGGGTTGAACCGGGTGCCGATCCCCTTCACCCGCGAAAAGTTGCCATCGCGGTCAACGCACAGCCGGTCATAGCGGGGGAGCTTCCACCGGTAGTCGGTCAGCACCAGCGTGCCGTTCACTGCACCAGTGACCGTGAAGGTGCCGGCCTGCAAGTTGACGGCCGACGGAGTGACGTTGCCGAGGTAGCGGTAGGTGATCGAATAGGTCGAGCCGGGGGCTGGCTCAGCACCGGCCGGGCTCCAGTCCACCTTGTCGCCGTTCAGGAAGAAGTCGGTCGTCGCAACGTAGGTGGTGCCGCCCTGGGTGATGCTCTGGATGCTCAGCACCGACACATCGGGCAGGGTGTCCTGACCACCGCTGACGCCGCCACGGGTGATGGTGACAGTCTTCTGCTGGGTGATCACCACTTCCAGGATCGACTCAACAGGGAAGCGGTTCAGCTGAATGCTGGCGCTGCCGCCGGTCGTGCCGGTGAAGGTGTCCGGCTCAGCATCGACCAGCTCCAGATCGGGGTCTTCGGCGTAGCTCAGCCGGGTGCTGGCCAGCTTGTCGATCTTGTAGCCGAAGATGTTGCCGGTGCCATCCTTCACCGAGAAGGCGTTGACGCCAGCAGCGAGGCCCAGGG